TAATCCTGCCTGATTTATAATCCCTACAGGAAGTATAGCTTTAGATAAAGCTATAGGAGGAGGATATGTATCAGGCAGGATTACAGAGTTCATAGCATGGGAAGGTGTGGGAAAAACTACAGCAGCTCTTCATGCAGTTAAAGAAACCCAAGAAATGGGTAAAATTGCGGCATATATAGATGCTGAACATGCCTTAGATAAAAAATACGCAGAAGCTATAGGTGTAAATTGGGAGAAGTTGATTTTAATCCAACCTTCTTTTGGAGAAGAAGCATTTGAATATGCTGAACAATTAATCAAGTCAGGAGAAATAGGATTAATTGTTTTTGATAGTACATCAGGTATGATTCCAAAATCACAATTTGAAAGTGATCCTGGAAATTTTCATGTAGGTAAACATGCTCTATTATTTGCTAAAGAAGTTCCAAAATTAAACACATTATTATCTAATAATAACGTAGCTTGTATATTCATCTCTCAAGTAAGGGAAAAAATTGGTGTAATGTTTGGAAGCCCAGAAATTACTCCAGCAGGCAATACTTTAAAATTCTTTGCTTCTAATAGAATAGAACTAAGAAAATTCTTAAAAAAAGAAGGAGATAAAATTGTAGGTACAGATTCTAAATTTAAAGTTATTAAATGTAAAACCAATAATCCTTATTCTATTGGAATTTTACCAATAAGATTTGGAATAGGTATTAATAAATATGAAGAAATACTCACTTTAGCAAAAGATTGTGAAGTAATAAAAGTATGGGGAGAAATTGTAACAGTATTTAATGAACCAGAGGAACCTTTAAAAATAAAAATAGAAGAATTTCTTACATTATTAAAAGACAATGAAGAATTTTTTAATGATATAAAGAATAAAATAAATGTAAAATACACATTAGAACAAGAAATAGAATAATTTATGGCAAAAGTAACTATACATCTAGATTTAGATGAACCTGATGATCAATTATTATTAAACTTTATTTCTAAAAAAGTAGAAATTAGTTGTTTTTTACTTGAACTAATGAGTTCCAATTTTAGAAAAAAGATAGAACATATAGAACAAAGTTTACTATATTATCCGAAAGCAAAATATAAAGATTGGGATAAAGAAAAAAAGTTAGGATTCACTGAAGGAACAGATTTAGTTTTAGAACAATTAAATCTTCTTATAGAAGATATAGGAATAAAATTAGAAGATATAACTGATTAAAAAATAATTAAACAACAATTAAAAAATAATTAAACAATATGAATACTTTTGAAGAATTTAAGGAAATGATTTCCAAAATGGATAGTGTGGATAGCAGGTTTACATTAGATCCAGAACAAATTAAAGAATATTACCGAGAACAATGTATGGCGCAAATAGGTCAGCATTTTAATTTAGTTTTAGGGTTCTTTATGCAAAATTATAACGAAATGGAACCTAAACAATTACATGAATGGGTAATAGCAATTGAAAAATTCTTTGGCATAACTAATGAAAGAGAAGGAAAAATTACTAATTTTGAAAATGAATTTCAAAAAATAGAATTAACTAAACAAGAAAAAATAGAATTAGCAGAAAAGAATTTAGCTAAATCTGGAATAATATTTTAAATTGATAAAATGGAACTAATATTAAATAGAGTTCATTGTAATCATTGTAACACAACAATTACTTCTAGACATAGACATGATTTTATAGGTTGTGATTGTATAGAAGAAGATAAAAAGATTTTTATAGATGGAGGATTAGAGGATGGTAGACTTCTTTTTGGATTAAATTCTGATTATGATCATTTAAGCATTTATAACGATAATAATCACAATACAATTAGAGAGAATTTAGAATGGGGAGTTAATTATGATAAAGAACAAAATAAACTTCCAAAAACAATTTATAAACCTATAAAAGATCTCAATACAGATCATATAGAAGCTATTTTAGAAGGAAACTATTCTCGAGGGTTTTATAAAAAAGCCTTTGAAGATGAATTAATGTATAGAACAAACATAAACCCACAAATGAAATAAAATGAATTTAAAAATTAAAAATTGTAATGAATGTCCTTTTCTTGTTAGAGAGAATGATTTTGAAAGTGGATATGATAATACTTATTTAACTTGTAATTTATTAGATTATATGGGTAATTCAGGACTTATAGGATTACTTCATGAAGGACTTACAGAAAAACAAATTGAGGAAATTTATATCCCTCTTCCAGAATGTCCTTTAAGAAAAGAAAACTTAGAAATAGAATTAATTTAAGTATGATAAAAAAAACAAACACCAGTATATATTTATATAGCTTTTACACTAATTGGGAAAAAACAGATAAAGACTGTATTCAAAAAGTAGTTTTTGATAATTTTTATTTAGGAGATATGGAATATAGACATTATAATTATTTTATAGATTTTGACTATTTCCAAAAAGACAATATTATTTTTGGGTTAATGTCAGAAGATAAAAATAAAGACTTTGAAGAACTTATAGAAAAATTAAATGATTCTAAAATGACTGTTACTTCTTATGATTGTACTCATTATATGCTTAATCCAGATACTGATGAATTGCTTGTAGATGGAGTTAGAAAAAGAATGTTTGTATTTAAAGTAAAAGGGATTTTTGTAAGAGCTTTACAAGCATTTAAATTAAGCAAGTATTCTTTAATGTATTCCAAAGAAGATTTAGATATTTTATATAGTACTCATATCGGATATTTAATGAAGTATATAAAAGAAGACAAAGAAATTTTAATAAATTTAAAAAACTATAAAGATATTTTTTCTACTTTAAATTTAGAACAAGATTTAGATTATATAAAAATGTCATATTACCATATTTTAAGAAAATCTTCAGATTTAAAAACATTAATTGATAAATTATTTCTAATAAATTATCCAGATGATAAAGAATTAAAAAGCAAATTAAAATACGAAGAAGAAATTTATAACTATGAAAAAGTTATGGAACAAGATTTAAGATTAGAACAAACACATAAATAAGATGAAAAACAATATATTTAACAAAAGAATAAACATATTACCCTATGAATACCCAGAATTATTACATTATAAAGATGCTATCAGGCATTCATACTGGATAGAATCAGAGTTTAATTTTACAACAGATATTAATGATTATAAAATATTAATATCTGATGAAGAAAGAGAAGTAATTAAAAGGACAATGTTAGCTATTGCTCAAATAGAAGTAAGTGTAAAAACTTTTTGGGCAGATATGTATAAAAGAATGCCTATTACAGAAATAGGAGATGTAGGTATGACCTTTGCAGAGTCGGAAGTTAGACATAAAGATGCTTATTCTAAGCTTTTAACTATTTTAGGATTACAAAGTGAATTTGAAACAGTTATTGAAATTCCAGCAATAAAAGAAAGAATAGCTTATTTAGAAAAATATTTAAGTGGAACAAGAAGTAAAGATAATAAAATGTACACTAAAAGTATTTTACTATTTTCTTTGTTTATAGAACATGTTTCTTTATTTAGTCAATTTTTAATTATGATGTCTTTTAATAAAGAAAAAAATTTATTTAAAGGCATTTCTAATGTTGTTGAAGCAACTAGTAAAGAAGAGGATATTCATGGTAATTTTGGAGTAGAAGTAATTAATATTATTAAAAAAGAAAATCCTGAATGGTTTGATTTAGAATTTGAAAATTTAATTTATTCTGCATGTAAAAAAGCTTATAATGCTGAATGTAAAGTGTTAGATTGGATATTCGAGAAAGGAGAACTAGAATTCTTAAATAAAGAAACAATAAAACACTTTATTCAAAACAGATTTAATAATTCTTTAAATAAAATAGGAATGGAATCTATATTTCATCCTAATTTATTATTACTTGAAAAAACTATGTGGTTTGAAGTAGAAATTACTTCCACAAAAGAAGGAGATTTTTTCTATAAAAGAAGTGTAGATTATTCAAAAAAAACTAAATCAATTACTGCTAATGACTTATTCTAAAAATTACTGGTTAAATGAAGAAAGTAGGACTTTCTTACAAAGAGGATATATCTCTGAATCTCCTGAGCAACGTATTAGAGATATGGCTTATACTGCACAAAAATCTCTAAACATAGAAGGCTTTGCTGATAAATTTATTGATTATACTGAAAAAGGATACTATAGTTTTAGTACTCCTGTTTGGATTAATTTTGGTAAAGAAAAAGGATTACCTATTGCATGTTATGGGTCTAATATAGATGATAGTTCAGACAGTATTTTAAATGCTAATAGAGAGCTAGGAATGATGTCTAAGTATGGTGGAGGCACTTCCGCATATTTAGGCAATATTAGACCACGAGGAAGTTTTATATCCACTGGAGGAAAAGCAGATGGACCAGTTCATTATGCAAGAATGTATGATACTGTAATTGATGTATTTAAACAATCAGAAGCTAGAAGAGGGGCTTGTGCAGTAACTTTACCTGTAGAACATGATGATATAGATGAATTTTTAGATATAGGTACAGAAGGAAACCCTATCCAAAATCTACAATATGGTATAAGTGTTACTGATAAATGGTTAGAAGATATGAAAAGAGGAGATGAGTCTAAACGTAAAATTTGGGCTAAAATATTACAACGTAGAAGCGAATATGGTTTCCCATATATTATGTTTAAAGATAATGCTAATAAGAATACTCCTTATAAAGATTTAGGTTTAGAAATTAAAGCTAGTAATCTTTGTCAAGAAATTATGTTACCCACTAATTCATTTGAGTCCTTTGTATGTTGTATAGGATCTATCAATTTACTTCATTGGGATGAAATAGTAAAAACTGATGCTATTGAAACTTATACATTATTCTTAAATGCAGTATTAGATGAATTTATAGAAAAATCTGTAAATTTAGCAGGAATGAAAAGAGCGTATACTTTTGCAAAAGCCCATAGAGCAATTGGGGTAGGTGTGTTAGGATATCATTCAATGTTACAGAGTAAATTAATTGAATTTGAATCTCTAGAAGCCAAACAATACAATTTTAAAATATTTAGTGTTATTAAAGAAAAAACTGAAAATGCTAGTAAATTATTATACTCACAAAAAGGAGTAAGTTGTCTAAGAGAAGGTTATGCAAATACCACATTAGTGGCTATTGCTCCTACTAAATCCAGTAGTTTTATATTAGGACAAGTAAGTATGGGAATTGAACCAATAAAATCTAATTATTTTGTTAAAGACTTGGCTAAAATTAAAACAGTGTATAAAAACCCTTATTTAACAAAAGAACTTATTAAATATAATCTAAATACTCCTGAAATATGGGAAAGTATTTTAAAAAAGGATGGTTCAGTCCAACATTTAGATTTACCTACAAAAGAAGTATTTAAAACATTTTTAGAAATTTCTCCAAAAGAAATTATTTTACAAGCAGCTCAGAGACAAAAATTTATTGATCAATCTCAAAGTTTAAATTTAATGTTACATCCTTCAATTTTAACAAAAGATATTAACCAATTATACCTTTATGCACATGAAGAAGGTATAAAAACTTTATATTATCAATTTAGTCAAAGTTCTGCTCAGAATTTTGTAAGAAATATTTTAGAGTGCAAATCTTGTGAATAAAAAATAAAATAAATAATATGACATTAATAATAGTAGACGTTGAGAGTGATGGTCCCCTTTTAGGGGAAAACTCTATGGTATGTTTTGGAGCAGTAGTTTTTGATATAGAAGGTAAATTTGATAAGACTTTTTATGGGCAAACTTCTCCAATAAGTGAAATATATAATCCAGAATCATTAGCAATATCTGGATTTACTAGAGAAGAACATAAGGGATTTCAAGATCCCTCTAAAACAATGAAAGATTTTGAAGAATGGTTAAAACAATTTAATAAACCTACTTTAGTTTCAGACAATAATGGTTATGATGCAAGTTGGATCAATTACTACATGCATAAATATACAGGAGGAAATCCATTTGGTTGGACAAGCAGAAGAATAGGAGATATGTTTTGTGGATTTTATAAAGATGGATTTTATAAATGGAAAAGACATAGAGATAGTGAAAAATATCCTCATAATCATAATCCTCTTTCAGATTGTAAATCAAATGCTAGTGCTTTACTTTATTTAGTTAATCAAGGATTTAGAATAAAATAAAAAATATGGAATATTTTATAGATACGGAATTTTTAGAAGGGACTCAAAAAGAGTCCTTTCCCATTAATTTAATTAGAAAAGAAACAAAACCTACAATAGATTTAATTTCTATTGGGATAATTTCAGAGGATAATCGAGAATATTACGCCATATCCAAAGACTTCAATTTAAAAGAAGCTTGGAATAGGTTTGATGAAAAGGTTGAAATTATGTCTGGCGATATGCGTAACAGATTTCCAAAAGGAAGAAAGTACAAAGTTTATTGGATTAGGGAAAATGTATTGAAGCCTATATTCAATGAATGGAAATGGGAGGGAAATGGTAAGATTGTTAGACTTGGGCTACCTATCCCATTGAATGAAATGGAATTTAATTTCAAAAACATGAAATATTGCATTAAGTGTATAGGAAAAGCCAACAAAGAAATTGCTAAGGAAGTTAAAGATTTTTGTACTATCGGAACTGCATATTCTACAATGGATAAAACGATTGCAGATATTCTTTACTTCCGTTCTTTGAATTCCGAAGTTGAACAAATCATAAAAGATAAAAAACTGGTTCACGTATTTTCTGAAAAACCTGAATTCTACGCCTACTTTGCGGATTATGATTGGGTAGTTTTTTGTCAGTTATTTGGAAAAATGATTGACCTTCCAAATGAATTTCCGATGTATTGTATTGACTTGAAACAAGAGTTGGACAAAAAAGCTGATAGATTAAGATTACCTAACACAGAATTATCTAAAGAGCAGATGATAGAAACTATTAAAGGTACAGCTAATTACCCGAAACAAACTAATGAACATAATGCTTTAGCTGATGCTAAATGGAATAAAGAATTATACAATTTTTTACAAAAAATATAAAAAAAAAATGGAAAAACAAAATATTTATGATTGGTATCAAGAACAAGCTAAAAGAACTTGTGCTGATCTAGGAAATGAAAAATTAAACTTATCTCATATGGTACTAGGAATTATTTCTGAACAAGAAGAATTCTTAAATGCTTTAAATAAAGAAGATATAGTAAATCAAAAAGAAGAATTAGCTGATATGGCTTTTTATGTAGCTAATTATTGTACTTATAGAGGATATTCTTTTAAAGATATTATGGAAGATAATGATTCTTTAATATCATTAGAAAATAGTTTAGAAGAAAATGTTAGTTTATTTGATTTATTTACTTCTAGATTAGCTGATTATGTTAAAAAACACATAGCCTATAATAAAGAGATAAACAAGTATTTAGAAAAAAGAGCTTTGACTATGATATTATATTCTTTAACAATAGAAGATTGTAATTTCTGTGATGATGATTTAGTGAGAAATATTGAAAAACTTAAAGTAAGATTTCCAAAAAAGTTTTCAGAGGAGAAGGCTTTAAATAGAGATTTAATTACTGAAAGAAAAATATTAGAATCTTAAAACTAAAATAAAAATGAAAATAATATTTGAGAACAAAATGTATACTGTAGAATGGAAACATTTTAATAATAGAAGAATTTAAAACTTTAATAACTTTACTATACACAAATTATGTTAAAACTAACAGTTAAAGAAAACTCACAGAACTATGCATGTTCTGTAGTATTAATATCAAATTTATTCGATATACCAAATGCAGATTTCTTAAAAAGAACGATTGTAAATGGAAATGATGTAGTTGTTTCTAAAGATGTTAAACTTGGGGATAAGATGCTTTATTTTTGTAGTGGTATAAAATTAAATGAAGAATATTGTAAAAAGAATAATTTACTGGATAAAGCAGAAATGAATTATAACCCAGATGTTAAAGGATTTATTAGTCATAGACAATTCAGAGTCCGTGCAATCAAATTAAAAAATGTTATTTCTAATGGAATGTTAATGCCATTAAGTAGTTTACTTCCTTTTTTAGAACAAAGTAATATAAATTCTTTAAAACTAGGAGATGAATTTACTACTATTAATGGAAATATTTTATGTGAAAAATATTTTGTACCTATAAGAAATAGTAATCCTGAAGGCAAACCCCCTAAAAAATTAGGAAAAAGAATTCAAGATGTAATTATAGAAAATCAATTCAAATTTCACACAAATACAGAACATTTTGTTAAAAATTTAAATAAATTCTCTCCTGAGACTGAAATTATTATTACTAGAAAAATTCATGGCAGTAGCTTAATCTTAGCAAATGTATTAATTAACAAAAAACAATCTATAAAAGAAAAAATATTTAATTTTTTTGGAGCAAATATACCCAAATTTGAATATGGAATTATATGGAGTAGTGGAAAACCAAAATCTAAACTTCCAAAAGGAATAGAATCTCAGTCTAATAAGTGGAAAACGCCAAATCCAAATTATTATACAACGGATATTTGGGCAAAAGCTTACAAAGAAATTGGAAATAAAATTGAAAAAGGTATATCTATTTATGCAGAAATTGTAGGTAAAGGTATTCAAGGAGATTTATTTACATATAACCAAGATTATAGTATTTATATTTATAGGATTACTCAAACTTCTGTAGATGGAAACGTAGTAGAATTTTCTTGGGAGCAGATTAAGAAGTATTGTCAAAAATATAATTTAAAATATGTACAAGAATATTTTGTGGGTAAAGTTAAAGAAATAGTTATGGATAATAATAATCTCTTAGAGTATTTACAAAAAAATTATTTAAATAAATCATATAATGACTGCAAATATGATGAAGGAGTGGTTATAAGATTAAGGGAAACTGATGAACTATTTAAACTTAAAAGTCCTAATTTTATTTTACAAGAAGATAAAAGTTTAGAAAATAATATTCCTAATATAGAAGATGAAATTTAATTTTAATATTAAGGATAATCAAGAAATAAATGATTAAAAGAAAAACATGTACGGAAAAAAACTGTACAAATTTTATTTGGAAACAGGGCTTTTGTCAAAGACATTTGCCCTTTTCTAATAAAGGATTGACTAAAACTAAAAGATTAAATAAAATTTCTGCTCAAGGGATTATTAAAAAGTTAGAAAAAACAGTTAATACTAAGAAATTACATCTTTTTATGAAAGAATGGTGGGATAATTTACCTCCAAAAGAAAGATATAAATGTTGGTCTTGTGGAAAATCAATAGGGCCAGAATTCAACACTGGCTATGTTGATCATCTTTTGGAAAAATCCCCTTATCCAGAATTAGCATATAAAGAAGATAATTTTTTTAACACTTGTTTAAATTGTCATACCGCAAAAGGTAACGGATATCCCTCTGAAAATCATCTAAAAGCTATAAATAAAGCTAAAGAAAAATTATTAACTTAAAAAGTTATAATAATTTAAATTAAATACTCTATATTTACTACTTAATTAAAAAAATTAAGAAATGGAGTTAAAATTATTTGTAGAAGATGAAAATAAATTTCATCGGTTGCTTGATAAAGAGTTTAAAAATTCTTTAGATGAAATTAGTAATGAGAGTAAAAAAGAAATATCAAAAGAAGAAGAAGAAGAAATAAAAAATACAAATTTATTAAGAAAATTAGGTATTCCTGGTTTTGAAGAAAATTATGAAAGACCTAATTTTACAACTAAAAGTATTGATAGTGTATTACTTAGTAAAGAATCTTGTTATTTAGTAGATTTTAATGTAAAAAGATCTGAAATAAAGTCTATTTATAAAGATTCTATAAACAAAATACATGATCAAGAAGTAATGATTATTTCTTTAGGAAATAATGAAACATATACTTGTTTATATGAAGAAGAAAAGTTTAATGAAATAAAAGAATTATTATTTTAAAAACAATAAAAATATGTTTATATACAAAAACCAAACAACAAATGAGAAAGGAAAAGAAATAATATTTTATCAAGGATTTCCTTTGTCTAATGTATTAGATTTTGAATTATTAGCCATGACTAATACAGTTTTAGAAGAAACTCAACAAAAGCTTTTAGTTAGATTAAAAAATAATGTATTAAGTGTAGTTGATGAACCTAAATTTAATGCCAAAGGACAATTTACTAAAACCGTAAAAGTTGAAAAATCTTTACCTGTGATTCATTCAATATCAGAAAAAGAAGATATTGTTAACTTCTTTGCTTCAAACCCAGTCATATTTAGTAATGTTTCTGATAAATTAAATGAAATGTCAACTAAGAATTTAGTAGAAAATTAATAAAAAAAATAATTTTTCCATAATTTGTTTTTTAGAGAGTAGTATTTTAACTACTCTCTTTTTTTTTATTTCTTATTTCCATCTGTTTTGATACTCAAAAGATTTTTCTAATGCATCAGCATCAATAATGTTAGTTTTTATACCCACTACTCTAAAAATAGCTGCTGGTAATTTACTATCCCCTTTTTCCCAAATTCCAGTTCTTTTTTGATAATATAAATCAGAATCATAATGTCCATCAGTAGCTACATTTATTGGTAATAAAAATAATTTACTTGTAAGTTCAAATACATTACCTACTTGACCTGCTGCAATCATAGGAGAAGCCCATACAGAGTAAAACTCTTGTAAACCTAAACCTGGTAAAGGTACAGTAGAAATATACTCCCTACGGACCTTATTTGCTAAATATCTAAGATATTTCATTTTATCATCATCATCATCATCTGCACCTAAAACACCTAATAATCCTATTATTACAGATAATATTGCAAAACCAATTAATTCTGCTGACATTTTCTTTAAATTTTGCCTTTGACGCTCTGTCAATCCATCTTTTGATTTATATCTTTCAAAAATATTATTACCTAATGCAAAATGTTCATATAATAATTTAAGAGTAGTAGTATAGTAACCTTCCCTTATATCTCCAAATTCTAAATCAGTTCTTAAACCTCCAAATCTTTCCACAAACATAGGTACAAAATATTTTCTCATAAAAGTCAAAGCTCTCATCATAGAATATTTTTCTAATTTTAATTGATCTATTTTAGAATAAGCACCATTTAAAGATTTATTTATACCCTGAATACGTCTAATATAATCTTTTTCTTGTTGTAGAGTAAATTCACTACCGTCTTTATTAAGAATACCTTTTTTTAATATTGGAACTCCTTTAGGTCCTTTTTCATAAGCATCCCACAAAGACATCATTATCATTTCACCTTTTTCATTTTTCTTAAATACTTTTTTAGCTCTCATAAGTCCTAAGAAATTTGCAGTTTGCATTTCCCATTCTCCATAAACCTTACCAGCAAAGAAGATCTGTTTTGTGCTTTGTGTCCATTCAGTCCAAGAAAACTTATCTCCTAATTCATTTTCAAACTCACCTTGAGCATAATTATAATGTCTAGCCATTTGAGTAAAAAAAGAATGATTAGTAAGTTTACTTCTATCTTTCATTACATCTAATGCTACTTTAGTAGTTTCAATTTTTGCCCAACTTAAATCTCCAGGATTCATATATCTTTTTGAAGAAGCCTCTAGTAATGATTGTATATTTCCAGAAATAAAGTTAACTCCCCAGTTCCAAACATTACCAAACATCATAGTAGTACCAGCTAAACTAAATATTCCATCCATTATTTTGGTATCTGTAATAGTTTTACCTAAGATATCTGCTTTAAACCAATCTTTTTTATACTCGTCATAAAATACTCTATTGATTACATCACTTATAGAATCAGCTCTTTCGTTAGAGTTCCCTTTTGGGTTTTCTATATTGATATTAAAATCTTTAAACTTTTCATTAAGTCTAGAAGTAATTGCTTCAACAGCATCTGATTTTTTTGGAGTATGAATTATTAATTGTTCTTCTAATGCTTTAAAGTAATCTTTACTTTCTTCTAACATTTTGGCTTTTCTACTAGACATTTCATATAAGAAAAATCCTTTCATTAAATCTAATGATTGTTCTTCTTCTTCTATTTTAGTATTATACCTTAAAGGAATAAATCTAGTTTCTTCTCCGGTTATATCTGTAATAACTTGTCTACTGTCTGCAATCCCTTCATCTGTATCTTGTTCATTTTTAAATATATTTGCAGCTATGTTTTTATAAGTATTAACTACTGAACCATCCATTATTCTATCCCAAGTACTTTTTCTTATGGTAGGTATAGCATATCCTATTTGATTGTTTTTATGTAAATCTTTTTGAGTATCTCTAGTTCTTTCTTTTAAGAACTCCAATGTTTCAAATATAATCTTAGATTCTTTACTAGTGCCTTTTTCTAAAGCTTTAAAATGTTCTGGTCTATAAAAATCAGAAGATTGTCTAACATTCCTTCTTTCAAACATATCATAATAGTCTGGATTTTTTGGATATTCTCTAAAACTGTATTGTGGACCCGGTTGAGGAACATTCATACTTTCATCTGCTGCTTTATTTATTCTATAATAATAAATAGCTTTTACACTAGTTTCTCCCTCAACTTCTGTTACTATATGACTTTTTTTGTACCATTCTGAATACATTAACATTTGATCTATAGAAGGAGCTTCATCCCTTTTTAAAATAGATTTTACTTTATCTATTTCATTATAATAAGTATCATAATATTGTTCTGTAGGTTGATTAACAAACATTAAACTTAATGTTTCAAAAATATCAGAAACAGTTTTTCCATCCTCTTCACTTAATTTTTCTGATAATTCTTTTATTTGAACTAATAGATCTCCTGCTTCTAATTCATATTCCAGTATTTTTTCTTTAATACTTTCTGACATACTATTAGCATCTATAGTTCCTTGTTTTCTAAAAGGATTAACTAGATTTCTCATCTTTTCCCATAAAAGATCATTTTGCTTAATCAATACTTCTGCTTCTGGGGTATTATATTTAGAAAATATAGCTTTTATCTTAGCATTTAATCTATCTCTTTCATCATAAACTTCTTTTAGAGGAGCAATTCTAGAATTTCTAGAATCCCATTCTTTTAATTCATCAGAATCAATCCCATTAGTTTGAATTACTTTTTGTCTATATTTTTCCCATAATTTTTTATTTTCAGTTTTAACTGCAACATTATCTAAACTTTCAGATCTATCCCTTAAAACTTTAGCTATTTTTAAATCTATATCTGGTTTTATATTTCCATTCTCATCATAGTCTAAATTTAAAAATCTTATTTCTCTCCAAATTCTTTCTAGATTCTCAATATCTTCTTGTTTAACTATACCTTGGAAAAAATCAGAAGAACTATAATTACTTTTAATTCTATTTATTTCCTTAAATAAATTATTTCTTTCTTCTAAAGGATTTTTAATTATTTTATTTCCATCATTATCAAGCCCTTCAATTTCAATATCTAAAGAGTCAAATATTTTTTGAACCTCTTCTGTGTATTGAGATACAAAATTCTTTTTTTCAAATTCTTTTAATTTTTTCTTAGTTTCAAGAATTTTTTTAGGATCCTCAGAGGCTATAGCATCTTTTACATCATACACTAACATATCATGTTTGAAATAAATATTTTCATCTATATCAGTTATAATATGTCTTTGTTTCCAAGTTTTTAAATTACCATTTTTATCTTTAGAAACTTTTTCTACAGAATAAGTTAACTTATCCCACATTTTACTCACATTTTTTCTATCATCTCCTACAACAGCTATATATTTTTCTAATTGTTCTCCATAAGAATGAAATACAGTATTTGACATTGTATTTAGGTCTATTAAAACATCTGAAAGTATTTTAGTGGCAGAAGCAATGATCATATCTGGATTATTAATATTAGCTATTAAATTACTCCATAACATAGAGCTATCCCCATATTCACCTTTTATCATTTTTTCAAAAATAGTACTATTAGGAGCCATTAGTTCTCTTTGTTTTTCTAAATCTCTAATTATTTTTTTAATTCTAGGAATTTTAGGACTATCTATTGGGAGACCTTTTAGAAATTCTTCTTGAATTTTTATTCTACCATCTATTTCTTTATTGACATTTTCTCTTACTTCCGGGGTAATTTGAAGTTCTAGATTTCTAGCTAAAAGAGGTAAAACTTTATCTTGATATAAAGTTTCTATAAAATCAATATCACTTTTAGCTGTTTTAACCATTTGTTTAAAAACATTATCATTATCAAATCCTTCTAATTCTTGAGAAAGATTTTTTAAGATAGGTTCAAAACTTTTAGAAAAATTCTTTATAGCTCTTAAAGAAGAAATTTGTTTATAAATTTCCATAGAATTATCTAAATCAGTTTGATTTGCAGTTTTAGCTATAAATTTTTCTTTAATACGCTGAATTCCTAAAAAAGTTTCATTCAAATAATTTATCATTTGTGTAGTCTTAATAGAAGCTTCTTGTACACTCACTCCGTTTTGAATATCAGTATATAATAAATCAATAGCAGATTTTATAGATTCTAAATCCCCTGTTTCATCTTCTTCTCCTGTAAATAAATCATACAATTCTTTTTTGGTTTCTTCTTTAGATTTACCATATTGAGTTACAATTTTATTGACTTGAACAAAAATATCATTAATTATAGTATTAAATTTTTCAGAATTTTGTAATTTTTCCATTTCTGAATAATCCTTGTTTTTCTTTTCATCTTTTGTATTTATAGGATCTATAGTTTTAATACCTATTTTTTTTACATAAGGTTGATTGTATTTTAAACTATAAGGATTTGAAGACTCTTGATTGATAGATAAATTCTGAGTAAAAGGATTCTTTTCAAATTTAATAGGAAAGTAAATTTGATTCTTACCTTTTATAAAAGGTACAAAAACTTTATTTTTATTAAATTCTTTAGCCCCGGATTCTGTTATTTCTAAAGGTTCTGCTTTTCTATAAAAAATAGGAATAATTTGTAAAGAGATATTCTCTAATGGTGTACCTACTAATTTATTTAATAAAGCTTTATACAAAGAAAGTTGTTTAGTGTAGCCAGGTTTTCTATATTGACTTTCCCACGCCCTACTCATAGCTTTTTTAGTATTTTCAGTTGGTTCTAATTCATAATTAGGTAAATTCTCAAACATACTATCATTTCCTGTAAAGAAAAGCCCTATTGTCTTAAAATCATGTATCACTATTTTACCATCTTGCTGAATTTCTATTATATCTGAAGTACCTCCTATTAATCTATCTGGATCTCCTAAGATAATTTCTGACAACACTAGAGAACCTTTTTGTTTTAAGGCCAACATATAATCTGCTATGTTCTTAGTTATGTAAATAGCCATTGATTTAGAAGGTAATTCCCCTAAATGACTATAAGTATCCACTTCCATATTAAAGTCAGCTGTAAAGTCCTCTAGTCCTACATGACTTAATATATTTTCTATATCTTGTTCTGAAAAAGAAGTTTTATTTCTTTCATTAATTAAATCAGCTATATTATGTATAACTGTTCCAAAAGCACCCATACCTTTATTTCCTGTATACTTCTCAGGATGAACAATAGAAGTAACTCCTTCCATAGGAACATCTACATTTCCATTTTTATCCAAAGCTAAAACATAATTATGTCCTCCAGATTCAGGAAATACTTTTTTAATAGATTCTGTGTTAGCTATTAAAGTATTTAATATATTTTTTTGAGTAGTATTAGCAGGATAATTTTGATATCTTTTAGCTTGATCTTCTGTAAATGACCAATAAATTCTATTTATATTTTTTTCTTTTGCCTTTGTGCTTGGATACAAAGAATCAAAAGTAGTACCATCTTTAGATAATAATAAAGCTAATTCTGATAAAGTTAAATTTGAATTTAGTTCTTGTAAACTAAAATTAGATACTTGTTTAGGATTTACCATTCTATTAAATAAATCTTTTATCCAATCAAAGAATTTGTCTAAAATAGATTTATCTTCTGTAGATAATTCACCTAATCTATTTTTTTCCATAAGATGAGCTAAAGCTTGAGTTAAAAACTCTCTATTAAGATCAAAGGTAGAATCATAAACTTCTCCATATTCCTTAAATACTCTATTTTTCATTTCTGGAAAAAGCTTTTTAGCCTCTAATAATAACTTTTTAAATAGTCCATAATTCTCAGATTCTAATCCATTAATAAATGGATGTAAAAATTCCTCCATAGCGATCTCTGGAGTAATTCTTTCTTTAATAATATATACTGTACCATTAAAATAAAATGAGTTTGGAGTTTTCCCTAAAGATTTTAAAGTACTTAAGGCTTTTTGAACTTCAGCAGGTAAGCTATTGAATTCACTTTCAGAAACAACTTTAGATTTGACTTGTGGAAAAAGTTTGTTCATTTTACTAATAATAGGAGAAATCACTTTATCAAAATAATCTTCGTCCTTTAAAGTTTCCATTTTCTTCCCTTCTTCTGAAAGATTTAATTGAGGTTTAATATTAATTAATATATCAAATCTTTCTAATAATTCTTTTGATTTTCTATCTGTATTAACTTTTAATATTTCTTTAAAAAACTTAATAACTTTATTAAGTATTTTAGAAATACCTGGTTTCATATTTTCAGATATTGTTCCAGTATATAACTCTTGTGCAATAACTCTTAAATACTCATTAGCAATAGATATTTTTAAATTATCATCTTTTTTTCTTTGTTTTAAACTAGGATAAATAATTTTAAGATTAGAAATCTCTTTTGATGTCAATTCATTATATACTTGTAATAACTCTTCAGCAGTAGCTAATGTTGTAAATGCTAAATGGATTGCTTCTTCATTTAAAATATTTTCTAAATCATCAAATATTTCTTCAAAATTATCTTTATATGTTAAAACATTTCTTAATCTAGGCACATTTATATGAACAACCTCATCAACCATATAAAAAGTAGGCATATTTTCTTCAAACGATAAACTTATAGTTTTTGGAACATTATATTCTGTGTTGAGATTTTGTATAATTCTTCCAAAGAGTTTATTGGGTTCTGATAAAAATTCTTGTGCAATAAAAGCTGAGGCAATAATTGAGGTTTCCAAATTATTTTCTTCTTTAATTTCTTCCCAAATTTGTCCAAAAGTTGTTGATAACATTCTATCGTCAAAGGTATTATTCTCTGAGAGTTGTAGATTTGTGAATCTATCCCCACTATTTTTTGTTGTCTCTGAGTAATTTTCAATTTCTTTTTTAGCAAATCTCCGTAATTCTCCAAAGTTATTAATACTATATGAGTTTCCTTCTTTTGAAGTCCATAATAGTTTATTACTTGATTGTATAAATTCTGGAGATAATTTTTTATTTCTTTGTCCATTTATGTTTTTTTGATATTGTTCTGATTTATTTAAATAATTACTTATTTCATCTCTAGAAGGAAAATAATCATCATTTTGATTTTCAGATAATACTCCTATTATGGAAGATAATTTAAAAGAAGGTAAATTAGTATCTTTTAATAATCCTTTAAACTCTGGAGAATTTATATTAGCACATTTCATATTTCTTAATTTGATTGATTTTTATTAAAGACAAGATATTAAATTTTCTCTTTCTTTATCAGTTAAAGATACGAAATCTTCATATGTTATTTCTGGATATTTTGTTTTTAATTTAATTTCATTAGTTTGCCATTCTAATTCTTGATTGTTGTTTTTCTTATCTTTATTTAGAAAACCTTTAAATCCTTCAATATCTTGTTTAGAACCTAAAAAACTATCTTTATTCCATAATAATTCTCCAGTTTTAGAAGAGTTTAAGTTATTATATTCTAGCATTTCTTCTAAAACAATAAAAGATTCTTTTAACACAGAGTTGTTTTCTATTTTAAAAAACGAACTTAATATTTCTAAGAATTTATCTAATACAGATAATTTTTTAGAATTGTCTTTGGTATAAACTAATTGAGCCATTAGTTCTTGAAAAACTTGATTGGTATAAATTTCAGCTAAAAATTCTCTGTTATTTTTAAATCCATAATCTATGTTATTATCTTTAAAAAATTTCATAACATAGTTATATAATTTATCTATTTTATTTTGAAATATATTATTATCAGATATAGCATGTAATAATTCATGTAAAATAACTCTTGTATAATTAGAGTCATTTATAGGAATATACATATTAATTTTCCCATCAACATAATCTCCTGCTGTATTTTCTTTAGGTTCTTGATTTGTTATAGAAATATCGTAGTTATTATTTTTTATAATTTGTTTTATTGTTTTAGCTAAAGTTCCAAAATGAACATCTGTTTTCTCTATAATAGATAATAAACTAATTACATCGGGAGTTTTTACAGATTTTAGATATTCTGTTAATTTTTTATTTTCAGAATAATTTACACTAATAAAATTTTTTATAAATCTTTCACCAACTTTATTTTTAGAAGCTACATTTTTATTAGACTCATAAATAGAATCTAATATTTTCTTAGCTTTATCAAATTTGTTAATTGCTGTTTTATTTGCTTTTTTTATTTTATGATTTCCTGATTGAAATAAATCTTTATAATAATTATAATTATTTTTCTCAACATTGTTTAAATCATCAATTAGAATAAAATCAAAACTATCTTTAGAGATATTTATTATTTTAGCAATAGATTTTCCTTCTTGAATATAATCTTCTATATTTAATTCTTTTATATTGTTAATATATGAATAATCCTTATTTGGTTTTTTTGTTAAAAAATCTCCAGCAAACTCAAAAAAATGAGATTTAAAATATTCATTAAACTCTGGTTGAGTATATTTTTTATTATTGTATATTATTATGCAAGCCATATTTGATTATTTTTTATTTTGTAAATTGTGGTAATTGAAACATTAAACTCAATAGCTAATTCTTTCACAGTTTTATTGGAACTTCTAATAAAAGAAACTTTATCCCAATTCAATTTAGCGGAGGGATTATTATTTCCTTTATGTTTCTGAGATAGTTCTTTACTTCTTTTTTGAGCAGCTATTTTTAAATTTTGTTTATGTTCTTCTGTAAACACTTTATTTTTACCAGCTTCACTCATTTTAGATTTAGTTTCTTCTGTTACAGTAAATCCATAACCTCTTACAGCTTTACCTTTTCTAACTTTAGACATCTTTTGTTTAGTTTCATTAGATGCTCTTAAACCAAAATTACTTTCAGCAATAAGTCTAATATTAAATTTATTATCAAAATTATCTAAAAAAAATTGCTCTAATTTAATACAGTATTCAGAAGGACATTTAGCTAATATAACAAACTCCACATTTTCAATTCCGTATTTATTTACAAAATTTTGCAAAGGTTTATTTACATGAACATTTGATTTTAGTTTATCAAAGTGTGTTTTCTTTCTTAAATATAGATTAGTTGCAGAACCTATATAAACCCTGTCATCTATTTTAGAAAATATACCGTAAACTCCTGAATTTAACATACTCTATCAATTTTACCAGTTTCTATTAACCTATTTTCTATTTCTATAGAAGATTTATTTGTAATAAATTGTCTAAATTGTTCATAAGTTCCATATTTAGCAAATTCACTATTTTGAAAAGTCATATAATCTTTGAAACCTTGAATATCAGCTTTTGATGAAAGTATATGAATTTGTTCTGGTTCTTTAACAGCATACTGTGTATCTCTATTTTTAATAGAATCATCTTCATATTCTGTTACATCTTTTGCAATTAAAGAATCATAATTTTCTATATTGTTATTTACAGCTCTTGTAAACTTTTTACCACTCTCTTTTCCTAAATAATAATCATAGGAATCTTGTAAAATTAAAGGATTTTGAGAATTTACAACTACTGATATAACTCTATTATTATTTATAATTTTTTCAGAAGGTGAATTATTTATAGAATTTCTTATACTACTTCTATATATTTCTAAATCAGAATTTATAAGATTGTATAAATCATCTATATCTAAATTCAAATAATTTAAAAGAATTGTTATTTTATTAAAAGTATCTTTATGTTTATTATTTAAATCTTCTTTGTTATCTAAAGTAAAATGTTGTGTTAAAGCATATAGTATATTATCTTCTATACTTGCCTCTTTCATAGAAGTATTTAGCTTTATAATATCGTTTATTAAATCGTCTTTTTTAAGATTTAATTCTGATTTTTCACTCCATTCTTCTGCATTCTTTCTATTCTTAAAAAAGAATATTAAATTTTCAAAAGATTTATTTATAAAACTCTTATCAAACCTATCAAATTTCTTATTAGTACCATGATAAACAATATCTTTTACTTTACTGGTTTTGAAAATTGTAGATAAATACTGCAAGTATTGAGCTTTACTACCAATAGAAGCAAGTTCTGGGGAATCTTTAAATACACCATCAATAGCTTCCATTTTTATTTTAAAAGAATTTATAACATCTTTGTTTTTAGTAATAGATGTAGCAAATTCTTGTTTATTATTAATAAAGTATTCTTTAAAATTTTCTTCAGAATACTGTTCCCCTTTATATGTTATTATACAACTCATATTTCTTTCCAGATTTTATTGTTTTTGATTTGATTGATAGTAGCCCTAGAACAATTAAAAAGTTCTGAAATCACTTTATCTGTTTTAGTACCAACTAAAGATTTAATTTCTCTTACTTGTTCAATAGTTAATTTAGAATGCTTACCACCATTAGCTTTAGCTTCTTTCATTTTCTGTTTGGTTTCATCACTCATTGTTCTACCTGTTAATGCTTTACTCATTTTATTAAGAGTTTCTTGCGAATGAGTATAATTACTTCTGTCTACTTTTTGCCCAGTTCTCGCTTTACTTATATTTTGTTTAGCTTCCTCCGACATTTTATAACCTCTTTTTCTGTTTGCAGGAGGTCTTCCAACTGTTTTAGCTAAATTTAATTCTGGTTTTAGTTTATTTATAAACCATTGTTCAGCTTTTAACAAATAATCTTGAGGACATTTAATTAACAGTTCAAATTTAAGATTTTCTACTCCTAATTTTAAACAAAGTCTTTGAAAGTATTTATTAAAATGTTTTTGTTTTAAGATAGCTCTATTATGTGCTTGTAGTCTTTCTTGTAAATCATTTGTAGAACCTATATAAAATCTACTATCATTTTCAAAATATAGTTTATATATTGCACAAACATTAGTGAATTGACCTCTTTGTATATTAATTACTAACATAATCATTTCTTTTAGGGACATATTTGTAAAATTTACCACTCGTATCTAAATCATACTTACTTTTAAAATCAACAGCATCTGGATTATCAGAATTATACCAATCTAATTCGTATTGTAAAGTAGGATGATTTTTAGGCTTTAAAAATCTTAATGTATTTGGTTCTACCGAAGGGGAATGATAATACCCATCATCTTCCATTGTAAACATAGGTCGTTCTCTATTGATAGCTTCATCAAAAGATTTAGGTTTATTGTTGTGCTTCCAATAATATCTCATTGCATAATCATCTTCTGATGTATTTTTAAGATTATCTGGTAAACTATTTTTAAACCTTTTATATCTTCCAAAAAATGGAAACACAGTTCCATATCCTGCATAATCTTTCATTTTAGGTAAAGATTCTACTATATTATCTATACAAGAATGACAATTAGACTTAATTGCATCTTTTACTTCTACCCTATATTTAGAAGGTATTACAGCTACATCTCCAAAGTCATTTTCTATTCTTAATTCATTTTTTTCAATCTCAACTTTTTTACCTTGTATAGAAATATCTTTACCACCTGCCTTATGAGTAGGAGCATTTTTAAAATCCGTAACTAATTCCCATTTACCGCCTTTTTCAAATAAGGTAGTAATGCCATCTTTAGCTTTTAATTTACCCCCACCAGTACAATCTTTTTCTATTTTATTTTCCTGTTCAAGTTGATTTAAAACACTAATATACAAAGAATTATCCATTTCTTCAACTTTACTATTAGGGAAAATTGTAGAAAGATATTGAGAATACAATTGTTGGGCTTGTTGTTCTAACTGTAATAAATTTTCAAATTTACTTGTAGTAGGTAAAGGAATATTCTTTTTAAATACATCTTTTTCAGAAGGTAAAAAAGATTTAATAACCTTATTACTAATACCTATTTCTTTTCCTATGTTGATTGTAGCACTTCTTGTTATAGTTGAAGGTATTATAAAATTATCAGGTTCAGCATCTAATTTTTCTTTTAAAACAGTTTCTTGTGATAATAAATATTTTTTTGCTTCTGAAGGATTTAGTTCTACTACATCTACTTTTAAATCAGAATAATCATATTTATTATCAAGTACATTTTGACCTTTTATTACTTTTTTATTTTTTTCTACATAAGATAAAGCATAGTTTAAATCCGTAGTAAACCATTGACCTGTGTATTTTTCTTGACCTTCTATTACTACACCTTTAGCAGAAGAGTTGTAAACTCTATACAATCTTACTTTAGGAATACCAGCAGCTTCATATACAGAATTAGCTAAACTTTCATTTTCATTAAATAAGTTATTAATAGTAATTTGCTTATTAAGATATTGAAGAAATTGTTCTTCAGGTATTGATTGTCCTTTATATTTTATTATGCAACCCATAGTTTGTTCATTTTAATTAATTCTATTGTACTTACAGAAACACCATATTTAGAAGCTATTTCTTTCATTTTCATTTTACCAAATAAAGTTCTAATTTCATTAGCTTTTTCTTGGTTAAGTTTAGCCATTGGGTGATTTTCACCTCTAAACTTTTCAGATATTTTTTGTTTAGTTTCTTCTGAAAGTTTTTTACCTAACTTAGCTTGACGCATTTTTTCTTTCTGTTCTTCAGATAATTTTTTACCTATTCTTTTAGGATTATTAGTATTACTCTCAGAAATTTTTCTTTTATGCTCTTCTGTTAATACCATTCCTAAATTACTATTAACTTTTTTTCTTTTATTAAAAGTGGGTTTTAAAATATCTATAAAAAACTGTTCAAGTTTTAACAAATATTCTTTAGGACACTTAGCTAATACTT